TAGATTTGTTTCTGGTCTTGGGTTTCTCAAAGCTTGAGGATCTGGGTACGCTTTTGGTGGAAATAACTGAGGTTGCTTGGGGTCAAACTCGTCAGGACCAACCTTGGCTCCCGTCCACTCCACTTTCATGTCACGAAGACGGTATCGACGGCCTGATCGATCAGATATTCCCCACGCTTTACTGCCACTTGCGTATGCCATTAGACCCTCAAATAACTGAAACTAGGTTGAAGTTTCAAAGGAGTTCTTCCCTGATCTTCATCCGCTGCTCGTTGGAACTCTTCTTCGTAAACAGTCTTTAACAACTGTACACGTTCTGGTGCTCGTTTCATAGCAATGTAGTAGGATAGTCCTGCAGCCATACAAGGATAGAACCGGAATGGCATATCTGTTGTATTAACTAATGTGTCAGCATCTTCGATCCTCTGAACAAAATAATAAATAATTTGATCTGTAGAGTTCTCAGGTACTGACCAAAGATTTAGTACAGGATTAATCTGACGATTTAGCCAATACTGGCTAGGTCTGCCCTGCGTTGTTTTATTGGGCAAAGTTGCGTATTCACCCCTGGATATTCTTTGAACTTCATAGTCAGTATTGTTTCTACGAAGAACAACATCTAGTAGATCAACTACATTGTCCGAAAGAGTTTCTTGTGCCTGCCCCTGCGTGAGATCAATCGTATGAGACTTAACAGTCCACAAGTTCAATCCTCTGTTGGCCCATTCTGCAAACATGAGATTCAAAGAGCGACGAGCAGTTTTGGCATCATAGCCTGTGCGTACTTCTATGCCGCACCGCTCATATGCTTCCTCGATAAGTTCAGCTACATCGAGGTTGAAATCTCTTGATCCAGAAGTTGTCATTACATTCCGCCTTTATATTTCCCACCGCGACCAGCCATAACACAGCCACCGTTCTTGTAGCCTTTATTTATCATACCACCCTTTGCCTTCTTCGCGGTTTTAGCCGCATTAACAAAGTCTTGGTTACTAGGCGCACCCTTGTCGCCCTTGTTACGCATAGGTTTTCCGCTTGCTCGACGTTTTCGGATATTCTCGTATAAACTCATATTACCTCTCCCTGTTGGTGGCGTGGATATTTGCTTTGCCATCTGGCTGCGGCTGATCATGATATGCGTTCCTTACCAAAAAATCCTGCCACATAGGCTTGATCATGTTGTAGTTTTCTTCAACCTTATAAGACGTAACCGTCAACTGAGCATTCATCTGGTAAACCTGCATAGAAGCCCAACCTAGTAAACCCAAGGCAACAAACGACACCAACTGATTAACTTCTAATTTCATAACTACCACGCCTTACAAGACCAATACTTGGCCTTTAATTTATCCATAGTGCCTTTATCGCACCCATGACGAGCCCTAAACGACTTTCGCCGTTTAGGATCTGATTTCTTAATCTTCATATTGGCGTCCCCAAACCGAACTATCTTTTCTTTTCCTTTGTCACAGGCTTTAACAACAGACTTTTTACCGCCAGAAATCTGACGTTTTGGTTTGTTGCATTTCATTTTAGCCTTATCGATTTTAGGCATAGATAATCCTTACGCTAAAAGAAACGTCAGTTCAGTCCCCGCGCCCGTAAGCGCAGAAATGTAGACTCCAGAAGTAAACAGCATTCCATTCTCAGGGATGTATATCTCGTTCATACCTATAGGAAATTTCTGCGTTAACATTGTTGCTCCCCCACTACCATTGGTAAGAGTGAACGAACCCGCTGCAGTCGCGTATATGTTTACGGCCTGTAGTCTAGATCTGGACGGTCCTATAAGAGCCGCCGAAGAACCTTGTGCATGAGTATAAGCATTTATGTCTGACCCTGCCATACTTTATTCCTTTTTTTTCGGAGGACGCCCACGCTTCTTTGCAGGCTTCTCTTCCCATGCCTCATTGACATTAGGTGTAGAAGGATCATCCGCTTTGAGCGTACCGTTCTCATTTCGTGCGCGAACTTTAGCGGGTTTAATTCCTCGAGCCGCTAGTTCTTCTTCGGTTGGGGGTGCGAATCTACTCATGACTCATCCCTTATGATGCCGCTATTGTGCCACCAGTGTCAGAACGCTTCCAGTTTGTTCCGTCAGAGAAAGCCAATATTGCAGTACCTGCTGCGCCGTTTGAAACAAATACAACAGTACCTGCGCCAGCGGTTGCTGCTGAAGGTGCGTTTGCTACGGTGTAAGTTGGGACGACGATGTCGCCAATAAAGCCAGCAGTTGAAGTTACTGGACCTGAAAATGTAGTCGATGCCATTTTAGTACCCTTTGCATAAGGATTCGCCTTGTAGTCTATGCAACGTCAGGAGGGCGGATACCTGTCTACAAAGCTAATATGATGCCCATTACAAAAACAATACAACAAATTAAACCAAAAAGAAAGGGGCAACCGAAGTCGCCCCTGTCAAAATTAAAAGACTTGTTGTTATGCGCCCGGAGAACCGAATACACAACGTGGGTCTGAGAAGCCAAAGCTGTAACGTTCCCGTGCCTTGAAGCGCATGTTTCCTGTGTCGAAATCTGCTTCCATGTTAGTGGAAAGCGGAGTCCGCTCAAAGTGAATCAAACCGCGAGGCGCGTCTGTTTTGATGAAGAACGCATCTGGATCAGTTAGGAAGTCGTTAACGGCGTAACCGTCAGGCAACATACCCATTGAGCGAAGTGCGTTAGTATCATTGTCTGCAGTACCAACCCGAAGGTTAGAAACCATCAAACGTTCTGCAACGAATTGCAGTTGACGTGGAATCATCAACTTCACTCCGCGAAGAGCAACCTTCAACCCACGCTCGTCAACATAACCAGCGATGTTGATAAGAGCGTCTTCCAAAGAAGTTTCGTTCAAATCAGCAGCAACTGCTGGAGTATTAGAGAATGTGCCGCCGTTAGTTAGCGGGTGGTTTGTTGCACAAAGAGCAACGCCGTCACCGCCTGCACTAGCACCGCCTGAAAAGGCGTTGTTAAGAACAGCAGCAGCTTTAACCTGCTTAGAGTGCGCCATTGAACGAGCGAGAGCCTTAGTGTAACGACTGCCGAGGCGGTCATACAGGTTATCCTCGATTGCTTCCTCAGTAATTGAGAACGCAAGTGCAACGGTTTCGTGATTGTAACGAGCAGTGTACGCTTCGTTAGCATCATCGAAGTTGATTGCAGAACCTTCTGACTTAGTAGGTGCTGCTCCAAATCCAGACAACATAACTTCTTCTTCAAACGCACGGTCTGAAGATTCAGTAGTGAAGATTTCTGAATGTTGGTTTTCGTACCGATTGTACTCCATGCCAAACAAGGCGTTGAGACCGGGTTCTAGCTCTTTCGCTAGTTGTGCGCGTGATATAGCCATCTGTTAGCCCCCTTATACGCCTGTCGTTGAAACAGTACCCTGTACAATACTTCCGTTTGGAGCATTGAAGTGGTTGTTTAAACGAACGATTAATGGAATACCAGCTACAGTGAAATCTGAGTTATCAGGGTCATTTTGAACGCCCATGATACGCATAGAGTGCGCCGCAGTGGTAGCGATTGTGTTAAGGTCAGCAGTAGCTGAAGAGATACCAGTAGTATCATCACCACTATTACCAGTTGCAAACGCGATGTTAGCAAATACTGCTGCGCGTACTTCCGCTTCAGTGTTTGCTGCAGCCACTACATTAGATGTAGCGATTGTAAACGTCTGCATAGGATCGTCATAGACGAAAGCCTTAACAGGGTAGTTAGTATCAGCGCCAGAACCAGGCCATGTATTAGACCAGATTGTTTTACCTGATGTCGAAGAAACGTATTCACATCCCCAGAACACACCAACAATAGAGACAGTACCACCAGCCGCAGCTTGTAGATCGTCAATTACACCAGCCGCAGTCGGTATTACCGGCTGACCTTGGTATAGTTTGTTTGTGTTGCCAGAGGCTATGCGATATTCCGTTGCCCCGGTAGAATTGGCCGCTTGACCAATTTTCCCAATGGGTCGTAGCCCAAAGGATCCGTTAGAATTTGCCATAATAGCACCTCAATAAAAGTTACTCGGAGTCTCTTCGTGAGCCTCCGAAGGATACACGACTCTGCCGATTATTAGTTATCGGCATTGAAGGATGTTGGTCCTTCATTAAATCCTGATCGACTGCAACCATCTGTTCGCGGGTTCGGCTCCCGTAATACTCGGATCTCTCATTGGCGGTTTCGACAGGTATGCGACACAACATTAAACCACCTTGACCAATCACACCTTCAAATCGACCTTCATCAATAATAGGCGCTTCATAATCTGGATACTCATCCTTTCGGACGGGTTCCCACCCTTCACGCAGTTTGGTGTTGACGTTCATTTTATCGTCTTCACCCCGCATTGAGGTTCGAATCCAACGATGCACATAGCCCTCTGGGGCGTCTGGTGCAGCGAGGCGGCTGGGCGGAGCCCAAGGTTTTCTGCGAGTTTCTGAGTCTCGAGTTGCGTTTTTTCGCGGTGTTCTGTTGTCAGTCATTTTATTACTCCTTCACAAATTTAGCGTATTCTTCAAGAGGTACGCCTAGCTTTTTTGCAATCGCGACTTGTGAATGCGTTAACTTGACCGACCTGCGCCCCTGTTTAGTACTGCGGGATGCGGAGTTGCCAGCGGATGCGACCTGACTACCTCCACCCGATTTCTTCGCAGGTTGGAACTTGTGTGGAAATTCCGACCTAATGCGTTTATCAACTTCAGTATAGTACTCAGATGAGTCAGAGTCAAACCCTTCGTCATTCGTAAGTTGTGAATGAATCGCAAATGCTGCTGCGGTCATCACCCTATCTTCACCAAACCACTTGTTTTTTTGCGCCCATTTTTCCGCTTTTGCATCCGGTTGAGGACGCTGCGGTGCAACTTGTTGTTGCGGTGCAACTTGTTGTTGCGGTTGTTGAGCCGTTTCAACTTGTGTTTTAGCTTGTTGTTCTTGCCGAGCTTTCGCAGTGTTATAACGGTTCTGTTCCGCAGTAACTTGCGCTAAAGCAGTTTGCGCCTCTACCATCTTGTCAGTGTCGCCCGTCTCATAAGCTTCTTTATAGATCCGCTTAATCTCTTCGGTCTGCGCTTGCAGCCTGCTTCCAAACTCAGAAAGATATCCTGTGTCTAAAGCTTGCATACGGCTTTTAAGTTTTTTGTTTTCGTCAATCAGTTCTTGAGAAAGACGAACAGCTTCTGCCTTGTCTCTCTCTTCCTGACGATATTTTTCAGTCAGCTTCTTAATGCGCGACTGAACACCCTTACTATAGCTGTCCAGTTCCTCGTCACCGTTAGATGCTTCGACCTTTGTTTCTTCTGTTGAATCTGCCTTGACAGGTTCCTCTGACGGAGATTCAGACTCAGGTTCTATATAAACCTGCTCTGTTTCTTGCTCTTC